AGTTCTTAAAGGAAGTTGAGGATTTATCCGAAGAAGATGTAACAGAAGAACCACCTAAAGATTTAGAGGGTCAACCTATCACAGTTGGATACGATGCAAATGGAAGTCCAACAACGGAAACAAACTTTGCTGTTCCACAGTCAGAAACAACCGAAACATTTACTGTTGGAAGTAAACCTATTATTAGTGACAGCAACAATCCTGCTGTAATTCAGGCAGAGGTAGCTAAAGCCAAACCACTTAATGTTAGAATAGTTCCCGAGAAAGAGATTGCAGATTTCGAAGCAAGAGCTGCTGCGTCTCAAATTGAACATGACGAATCAGATGATTTAGAAGCTGCTAAGAAAGTAGAAGACGAAGAGTTCGAAGAAGTTGTAGTTCCTACAGCGTCAGAACTTAAAGGTATGACTAAGTCTAAGATTAGAGCAGAAGCTTTAAAGTTAGGATTTGATACTGTATCTACAAAAGATTCTAAAGCAGAAATGATTACACAGTTTACATTGGCAACAGACAATTTCATTAGTGACCTACAGGACAGTGGTGAGTTTGTTAGTGCAAGTGAAACAGATAGTGAAGGGGAAGCAAATGAAACCGAGAGTGGAGATGATGTCCGAGACGGTGGATACTTCAACTAAAGATATTGTCCGCCAACATCGAGTAGAACAACAATCTAAAATTTATAACGAAGAGCTTCCCTACGATAGAGAAGACTTACTTCGTTTTGATATACCTTGGGACATGGCAAACAAGGTAGGATTCCGTTGGGTAGAAAGTTTCAAAGTAATTCGTGACGATAACTTACTTCGTTTTTCTGTTCTTCCATTATCCGATAAACTTGTATTCTCATCAGACAATGAGCAGTTATGGGAATACCATTGCAAAACAATGTTTTCTAAAAAGGGTGGTGACCCTACTTCCTCACACATATTTAATGGTTCAGATAATGTCTATACTTTATTGTCTATAGATTTTATCCCACAATGGAGCCATGGTGACACAGTAACATATACCTATGTTCCTGACGATGGTAAAGAAGAACGATATCTAGAGGTAAGGCGTGGGTGAGAACATTCCAATACAAGCTGTTGACCAACACGATTTCTTAGAACACAGAAGAGAACAAGAAAAGAAACACTGGTCTAAACAAGATAAAGCAAATGAACTTAATTCCATACTTACGGTTGAGGTTAATACAACTGAACTATGTAATAGGGCATGCGTGTTTTGTCCAAGGTATTACTCTCATGTCTTTCCAAATAGAAACTTACACATGACACCGAAAGGTGCAGAGACTATTGCAAAGGAATTAGGAAAACATAATTATAATGGGAAGATATCTTTTAGCGGATTTGGAGAGAACCTTCTTAACCCTAAGTTCCCACAGATAGTATTTCGATTTAGAATGTGGTTGCCAGACGCAACCCTAGAGTGTAATACTAATGGAGATAAGCTCACATTAAAATATGCAAAGAAGTTATTTGACAGTGGATTAGATTTGCTCTATATAAATTTGTATGACGGTGTAGAACAGATAGAACACTTTGATAGGATTCTAGTAGACTATAAAGACAAGTATAAGTATAGAATGCACTGGGGTGATTTTGAGAATCACGGATTAATATTAAACAATAGAAGTGGAACCATTGACTGGATTGGAATTGAGGAGAGTGATGTGGAATCCCTACAAGGGAAACCATGTCACTATCCGTTCTATAAAATGTTTGTAGATTGGAATGGTGATGTTCTATTCTGCTCAAACGATTGGGGACGAGAACATGTTGTCGGGAATCTATTACAACAGAGTCTACACGATGTATGGTTTAGTAAACCCATGAATAAGATTAGAAGGAAATTAATGAAGGGTGATAGGAGTATGTCCCCTTGTAATAAATGTAGCGTTGACGGTAGTCTATTTGGAAAGCCGTCCTTTGATTTGATTAAGGAGTATTATGAAAGTCCTAATAACAGGAAGTAGTAAACTAGCAGGTGCAGTTATAAAGAACTTGAATGGGGAGATAGTTTATTCAAAATTAGATGTTGAAACATGTAGAGTTGAGTCAGACATACCATGGAACCATTTTGATATCTTTATTAACAATGCACATGTAGGATTCAAACAAGCGGAACTATTACATGAGGCATATTGTCAATGGAAAGACGACACCCATAAGCTTATCATTAACATATCCAGTCGAGCTGGGAAACCAAATATCTCTAAAGGCTATTTGTATGCCGCTCAGAAAGCTGGACTTAACCATTTAGCTGACAACCTCAATTATAACAGTGACAGAAAATGTGGTATAATAACATTGAACCTTGGGTTAATAGAACATGACGAATTGCCTTCATTATATTATGATGAGATAACTGATGCTATTAGAGAGCTCATTTTTAATTGGTATACCAATAGAATTGTTCCAACAGAAATGACATTAGAACACCGAGCAAACTATCGAGAAGTGCAACATGAGAAACAAGAGTTAAAGGAACTAGAAGAATATTATAACCATATGTTAGAGGTTGAAGAGGAATTCGGCGATAAGGATACATAAATACTAATATGTCAGAAATAGAATACAACGATTTTGGATTTGCAGCCTTAGACGCAGACGAGCTTAAGGTAGTAGATAAATCCATCTCCAGTAGCACAAACGAAGCAAACGCTGTCATTGATAAACTTGATAACTTTATTCGACCATTGTTAGAGAACCTAGCAAAGGATTCAGATAAGGACTATATCTATTGGCCTAACCGTGTAGATGTTATAAACAAGAAAATCCTTGAACTCGATAAAATCCAAGCCGGATTATAATTACAAAAACCCACTTTACACTGCCCTAGGCTTTTTTATATAATATACTCTATATTTAAATAATGGAGTAATGCAAATGAGCTTATACGAAAACTTTAAAGGAGAAGAAGAGAAGTTTGTTCGAATGGGTAGGAACCTTATCACACTATGTGAGAAGAATCAGTTATACCCGAAAAATGATTTAATGTGGAATGCAGCTGTGACTGCTGGTAATAAATTAGTTACTGTAGGTTTAACCTATTCTAGGTTTACAAGTATAGACGATTTGACCTCGAATGAGAAGAAAGCAGTAATATATTATTTAACCAAATACGGCCTTGACCATAGGGCTGTGTCCATGGTATAATAGAGGTATAGTTTTAATAGGGGTCGAAAGACTCGGGTAAGGGACAAGGGTTCTAAATCATCACCAAGTCCACAATTATTATCACGACATGCGTGAAAACTTGAACCCACCCCTCCAATTAACTGGGAGAATTAAATGACTGGACTACAATTTTTAATAGGATTTATACTCACATTAGGTGGGCTAATCTTTGTCTATGTGCAGACAGTAATGCTAGAAGAGAGGAAACAAAACAAGAGAATTCCATTGATTTGGGAGAAAGACTTTTGGAATCAGCCTTGACAATGCCTTCCGCTTTTTGATATACTGTATATAGAAATGAGAAAAGTAACAAAAAATATCATGAAGTTAATCAACAAAGTCGGAGATTCACTATCTTTCCTGAAAAATGGAACCAAAAACTCATTAGTGATGGGTGCGGTAGGCAAAGTTGGTTTGATAACAGGACTGGTTACGACGCCTTTGATGTGGCCAATCTACTCAGTCCTGAACTTCACCAGTTTTTTAGGAGTAAAATTATGATAAATCCATTTAATGATGTAGATTACAAAGACCTTACTGATTCACAGAAGGCAGCAGTTGATGCATACTATGACAATGCAGATACTAATGACAACAATGACGGTTGTGTCTGCGGGGTAAAAGATTGTCCCGATGCATATGCCCATACAACAAGCGGGTATTAAGAGAATTATGAATGTAGCAGGACTAGCCGGAACCTTGAAAGAGACTATTCCAGCCCCTGCTATTATTAGGGGAAAATTATGACAGCAAAATATACAGATTATATCGGAATGGAGATCAAACAAGGTCTCGAAAAATGTATTGAGGAACCTCAATTCGAAAGCAACTACTGGAACAAACCATTAGAACCGATAATAAAAAAAGTAGGTAAAGTTAATTACAGTGAGTCCAACTATGCAACTGGCCCAATGACTAAAACAATCTTTGTTGAAGATGCGTTTGGTTCTAGGTACAAAGTTACAGTCGAAGACTTAAAACATATTAAAGGACACGGCTGGGTTACTAGCGATGTGTGGAGTAAAATTGACCACCACTGGGATAAGGAAGAAAACGATTATGTCGTTGACACTCCCGAATACAAAGAGTGGCTTAAGAATGCTCGTGCAAAATTTAATAGTAGGCTACCCACTGGTTTCTACGGTAAGAAAGAAAAGGTAGCATAATGGAATTAAAAGAAGCAGTAGATACACTCTGCAAAGATTTGACTAAAGAATACGAAAAGAAATGGCCGAGGTTAGCACTAGACGGTTCTTTCCATGATTATACGGAAGGTAAGAAATACATTCGTATATGTTATAACGAAGGTTCACCAAATGTTTACCCTAAACGAAGTGTTTGGGGATTCATTGCAAAACACGATTTCAAAGTTAAGAACAAAAAGAAAAGTGGTGGAGAGTTTATAGAATTTAAAGAAGGTGATGTTCTAATGGCAGCTGGGTGGAGAACTCCTACATTGAATGCACCAAGAGGAAATCTTTTAAAAGGATATCCAGTTAAACCACAAACAATTTATGGGCCGAGTTATTTAATATGATAGTAGCAGATTTCCTAGGTGGGCCTGAAAGAGCCGACTTATATAAAAAAGAATTTCAAGTTCAAGTGTCTTTCGTAGACTACTTGGTATTTAAAGTGTTTGGTGTTCGTGCTTGTTTAGCAAGAGTAAGCAAGAAGTACAACCAAGACTTCAACAAGGATTACTTCAAGGGAGTTAGACTATGTGGAAAAAAATAAAATCTCAAATGCCAGTTTACTTATACATGGCTATGGCATTATTAGTGATAAGTATTTTTATGTGGGCTACACCCGCGCACGCGGTGAAACAAGATGTAAATAATGATGAAGCATTTTGTCTTGCACAAAACATTTATTTTGAAGCAGGAAACCAACCACTCGCTGGAAAAATTGGAGTCGCTCTCGTAACCTTGAACCGAGTTAAATCAGAACAATTCCCCAATACATTTTGTGAAGTAGTCTATCAAACAAAAGAATATAGAGCCTCATGGAAAACTGGTGAGCTAATTCCTAAGAGAGGAATGTGTCAGTTCAGTTGGTATTGTGACGGTAAGTCAGACGAACCAAAAGACAGTAAGACTTGGGTTGCAAGTCAACAACTTGCCAATCAATTTTTACTAACACAACCTTTCGATTTAACAGAAGGTGCTATGTGGTATCATGGAGATTACATTTATCCTTATTGGGCTCAACACTTGAATGAGACAGTGCATATTAACGAACATATATTTTATAAGTAATGAAACAACAAGAATTAAATTTAGTACAAGATTTACCAAGGACTGGTCATATATCCGATATGGAATTCGCTAAGGTTCTTGATAAAACTGGGAATCATGTAATGTATGCAATGGGAACCTACGAAGAAATAGAAGACTATTGCAAGGGAAAAGGATACTGGGTAGATAAGTATTTGGATTATGTTGCACCGTCAACTGCAAGAGCGGGTGTCGAATATGTTGGCCGTAGTCAAGACCCATACAAATTACAAATAGGATTTGACTATGGAAGTGGAACCCGTAAAGTCGACAATTCTTTCTAGTCTAACAACTCAACCAAAAATGTTTATATTCGATATGTTTTTCGGATTTCTTTTTTTATTGGTTGGGTTTTACTTATGGAGAAACAAAGAGTTTAGATATCCTTTACTTGTAGGTGGAACCCTATATCTATTCTTTGCATTCTTATGGCATGTGCCTTTAGAATGGGATATTTACTAAACCATAAATAATATATTATGCCAACTTATGTATTTTTTAATCCTGACACTGGTGTAGAGTGGGAAGAACTTATGTCTATTTCTAAAAAAGAAAAATTTTTAGAATCACACCCACATATTGAACAAAGAATCACAGCACCTAATATTATAGGTGGTCACGGTGACCGTGTTAAGATAGACGGTGGATTTAAAGATGTCCTTAACAAAATAGGTGACGCGCATCCCGGCTCGAATGTCCATGAGAGACATGGGAGTAAAGATATTAAAAGAGAGAAGTCTATTCAGACTATTAAAAAGCATATGGACAAACAGCAGACGAAGTGATATAATATTATTATGCAAGTGCGAACAACCTTATTAGAAATAACCGATTTAGAAAACCTAGACCTTAAGACTGAAACAAGGGAAGGTAAGAGATATTACATAGACGAAAACGGAGAAGCATTCCCGAGTGTAACAACCGTTGTCGGCTTAGAATCAAGAAAGCAAATACAGTTGTGGAGAGAAAGAGTTGGAGAAGAAGAAGCCAACAAGGTTTCTACCATGGCTGCAAAGAGAGGAACTCTATTTCACCAACATGTGGAAGACTACCTTAAGAAGGAAAAGCCGTTTATAGAGTTTGAGAACATTCTACAAGAAGGAATGTTCCGTGCTGTCAGACCAGTTTTAGATGAAATAATCCCACTTGCTATAGAAGCTCCAATGTATTCGAACACCCTTAAAATGGCTGGACGAGTAGATTGTATTGGAATGTTCGAAGGTCGGTTGAGTATTATAGATTTTAAAAGCAGTGCAAAACCAAAAGAAGAATACATGGCTAAACCTTGGTATCTTCAAATGGCTGCATATGCATTAATGGTAGAAGAACTAACAGGTCATGAGATAGAAGAATGTCTGGCTCTGGTAGCGGTGGAAGGATCAAACTCATTTCAAATGTTTCGTTCTGACTACCGAGACTATATCGAACCCCTAGCTCTTTTGAGAAAACAATATAAAAACTTATATGGAATCTGATAAGATGATATCAAAAAAGGAATTCAGCGAGCAAGTTGAAAGGATACTTGCAAAGGGAAAGGGAAATGCAGATGTAATGTCAGCAATAATTAAAATATGTGAAGTGAATAAAGTAGAACCTGAGAGTGCAAAGAGATTAATCTCTACACCTCTTAAGGAAAAACTACAAGCAGAAGCTGAACAGTTAAACATGATTAACAGGCACACACGAAGTCAGTCTACCTTGAGTGGCTTCTTTACGGAGAAGAAGTAATGGAATATTATACGATAATGAACTTTATAATAGTAAGTATAGTTTCATACTATATTGGTCGTTACATGGCCGTGAGAAATAAGGAGAAAAAATAATGGATAAAGGTGATATTGTTACAGTAGTAACAGTGAGTGGAGAGTATGTTGGTATACTTGAATCCTTAGAAGATGGTAATGTGGAACTTAAAGACCCACGCATGATAGTCCAAACACCCGAGGGTGGTATGGGATTTGCACATGGTATTGCTGTCACTGGAGTAGAGAATCCTGAAGCCACCACATTTTATAATGCAGTATTTGTTACCCCGACAAATGACGGAGTAATTAAAGCACATAGAGAAGCAACCACCAGTCTTACGCTGGTGAAGTAATGACGAGTCGTGAAGGATACGATGCATACACTTTATACCTTGGTATAAAACTGCATTTCTATTCTAACGATTACGACTTTATTAAATACAATGGTAAAGTCAAAGCAGATATTAATTCGTTCATAAAGAGAAAGGACAAATACCATTTCGGCAAACTCTATAAAACCTACAAACAAGAACTACAAGATTTTTATATTGCCAACCTACTGGTTAAAGACCAATGGGTCGGCGACTTATTAGATAATGAATCAGACAAAGTATATAAGGAATGGAAGAAAAGAAATCAGAAGTTAACTTATATGTTCGAGACAGAAGTAAACGACTCGCTGTCCGCGGCAAGAAATATCGAAAAGCTGATAGAGGTTAAAGCAGGGCAACACCCAAAACTTTTAAAACGATATCTTGCAAAAGAAGTATCACCCGAAACAATGTGTATTATGGACGAGATAATTGGATTCAGTAAAGACTGGAATAGACTAATACAAGAGAAGGTCGTATATCCCGAAGTCCATACCAAGTTAAACAAGTATAAAGCATTCGTTACATATGACCATGCAGTATACAAGAAGAGATTAATAGAGTTATGCTCCACATAGTAGGAAACGGCCCAAGCAGAAAACAGTATGACTTAAACTCTTTCGAAGAGTGGTGGGGTTGTAATGCAATCTATACAGAAGGGGTTTATCCTAATATACTTTTCTGTTTAGATATTCCCGTCCAACATGACGCAATAGAAAAAGGTATACTAGAACACTGCCCGATTGCCATGGGTGACTGGTATGGTGCGATGGATATATCTCACTATGAAGAGATAGAAGAAGTGTATACGATTATGGGAGCGAAGATAATAACGAACCGTTCCGAGTCCGATACTCATTTTATTGCACAAGGTGAAGGGGAAGACGAAGTGTATCTTACTTGCTATAATATAGTCCCCCCAAATGAGAACATTATTATGTATAATAATGAGAAGCTCAAGAACACTTTTTGTGGTATCAGTGCATTAGGATATGCAGCTTATAACGGATACAAAGAAATTACTTTAGTAGGGTTTGATGCATTAGACCCTGATATACAAGATTACGATAATGCGTTAAAAGGCTTAGATATAAGTTCTTATGCGCATAAATATACAGAGGAACATGCAGTATTTACTATACAGAAATACCAGTTTGTTTCTTTATTGAAAGACGACTTGTTTAAAGATATAGCGGTTTACTTTAAAAACCCTATTGACGAAGACAAGAAAGTCGTGTATAATGAACTTACTTATTATGAAAATAGTAAGGAAAGGTGGGTATTAGGAGAGAGTTCTCTTTTTACCTTTAGATAAAATGTTAATAAAATGCGATATAATGCATATACGAGGAAAATACTATGTCTACATCATTAGATAAGTTACGGGCAGCAATGGAAACTGCCTCTCCTACTCAAGGAGAAAAAAAGTCCTATTCCGATGACAGATTTTGGAAACCCGAACTCGACAAGAGTGGTAATGGGTTTGCAATAATCCGTTTCCTACCTACCCCCGAAGGTGAAGAAATGCCATGGGTCTCTTATTGGGATCACGGCTTTCAAGGGCCAGGCGGTTGGTATATTGAGAAGTCTTTAACGACTCTTAATAAACAAGACCCTGTGTCCGAATACAATACTACATTGTGGAATACTGGGATAGAAGCAAACAAAGAGATTGCACGAAGACAGAAGCGAAGACTTCACTATGTGTCAAACATCTATGTTGTTTCAGACCCTAAGAATCCCGACAATGAAGGTAAAGTATTCCTTTACAGATACGGTAAGAAAATCTTTGAACAGTTGAAGGAAGCAATTTCCCCAGCATTCGAAGATGAGAAAGCAGTTAATCCTTTCGATTTGAGAGGAGAAGGTGCTAACTTCAAAATCAAAATCAGAAAAGTCGATGGTTATTGGAACTACGATAAATCAGAATTTGATTCTGCAAGTCCATTGTTTGATGACGAAAATCAGTTGAATGATATATATACTTCTGTTCATTCGTTGTCAGATATTATCTCACCCGAAGAATTTAAATCTTATGACGAGTTGAAAACTAAACTCGAAAGGATTTTAGGACTGACGGGTGGTGTTAGTAATTCTACAGCTGAATCTATTGCAGAAGACCAAGACGAAGTGCCTTGGGCAGATGTCAATAAAGAGACAGTTGCAGAAGAACCAGTAATTTCAACTGCAGAAGCTACAGTCGGTAAAGACGGTGGTGAAGCAATGGATTACTTTAAGAAATTAGCTTCCGACAGCTAATTTCGAATAGGGGTTATCGTGTTACATAATGACCGTCAGGTGATACAGACGATAACTCACTTGGGCCGTGGAATGAAATGGGGGCACCAAGTAAGGGCAAGGTTAACAGCAAAATCATGCGGGTTAATCGGTTAAGAACGGGACTGCTGTAAGGCGTGGGGTGACTTAACACTTTTTTTAAACTATATAACACACAGATATGCCACAAGTTACGCCTAGAATAAATCCGAAGAATAAAAATGTCGAACCATTCGACAGGATGCTTCGTAGGTTTAAGAAACAGGTAGAACGAGCAGGCATCATTCAAGAGTGTAGAGATAGAGAGTATTATGTCAAACCTAATCAGAAGAGACATAAGAAGAATCAAGATATTACACGGAAGAAAAAGATTGACGCAAAGAAAGCTGCACTAGCAGAATCTCGAAGAAGTTGGATGTGGTGATGTCAAAAGGAAGTAAAAGAACAATTCAGAAACCGAAATCTCGGTATGCTAAAATACTATTTGATAAAGATAGTCCCTTTAAACATAAAGTCGTAAAAGACAAAACCAAATATAATAGGAAAGGTTCTAAGCTGGAACTACAGAAAGACGAGTGCCAGTAGGCTCTGGATTTGTTGTTGACGGGTCTTGCATTCTAACCATATTAGAAGCACTATTATTTTGAACTGCAACAGCATTCATTGGTGGTATGTAGCTTCCACCAGCACCATAGGTGTTTAAGTCACTTAGGTATTTTTGTTGTTCTGCTTCGTCCCGAGCATCTTTAAGTCTATCCCCGTCTGCCCTATCAGCTGCTGCTGCTCTTTCATCTCGGAAGGAAGATCGATAGTCGTCACCCGTGACTTCACCAACGCCTTCATCATAATTCGCTTCCATATGCGCAAGTTCTCTATCGGCGTCTGTAGTTTGCATTGCATTATATTCTTCCATGCTTACACCAAGTTCTTTTGCATGGATAGCGTCTTTATCTTCTTCGGTTAATTCTTTAGATGCAATATAATCGTCTCTTGTTTTAAGTTCAGCTTCTGCTCTATCTGCCTTGAATTGTTGGATAGATTTTTCAATGAGAATATCATCTTCGGTGCCATGATCTGCGTCGCTTT